TTTCGTGCGTGTACGGCTTATAGCCGTTCGCAAGTAATATATCGGTAAAGTTTGCAATGGTGTTTATCGTTTGATTGTTATCCACCTTTTGCACCCCGCACAACACCGCGCGCCCCTATGCCAACATACACACCCCAAACACTTGACACCGACACCGCATAGTGATACACTTGCTAAAGGTACGAACAGCGTACTCACACTACCAACTAACACACCACAAACATATGCGAAAAATATCACAGCAAGCAAGCAAGGCATTTGAAGCCGGCGAGGAATACAAAAACGGCAACACGCAAGTGATAGGAGGCGCGCTAGCCGGCTGGAATACTAACACCACGCGCGAGCGCTTGAACGCACTCAACGGCGTGCGAGTTACTACGAAAAAAGGCCAAGCGTACCTCAACGGGGAGAAATGGGACGGCGAGTGGATAACAATCAAACGATAAACACCATGGCAAACTTTACCGATATATTACTTGCGAACGGCTATAAGCCGTACACGCACGAAACGCAACCGACAGTTGTTCTATGGTCGCTAGTACCGCTACACGCTGAAAACGGCTTTAAACTTATCACATTTACCGCATAACACCATGACAAACAACACACCACAAACAATAGAGCCAACAGCAGAAGCGATAACGCAAGCGCTGGAGACGATACTGGCGTACGCATACAGTGATGAGAGAGACCACTACGAAGAGCTACCGGAAAAAGACCGCAAGGGACACATTTTCGAGAGCCTTGTGCTACTAGGCTACTACTTGCAACAGTACGACGAGAGCGACGCGATAGAGCGCAACATTATCAAAAAATATAGCAAATAACACCATGACCGCAACAATAAAAACTTACACGATAGAATTGTTTGATAGCAAAAACACGAGCACGAACGAGAAAATGCGCTCAACGCTCTCTATGGCACGAGCGTGTGCATACAAGTTTGCGTCTATACGCTACAAGGTGGTGATACACCACGGCGAACAGTGGGAGGAGTATGCTTTTAACAACGATACTCAAAACATAGAGCGCACGGCGCACTCATACCCGAACGGGCTGGGAGTGTATTAAAAACTAACAAATAACACCATGAACACCACAAAAACACTCACAGACGACCAAAAAGACCTATGCAAGCGTTTCTATGATGATACGCACATAGACCTAGAGTGGCCTATTATAAACGAGGACGACATAACCGACATAGACACGCTCACAGAATACCTTGAAGAGCGAGCCGGAGAAATAGAAGTTATCTACTACGCGCGTGCTATGGAGTACCTAGCAGAAAATGACCCAAGCCTTTGCGAAAGCATAGAGATAGCGCACGAATACGGCTATGAAACAAAGAGTATTAACAGCGAACTACTGGCGACATTACTACAACAGCGAGAGGCGCTAGAGGCTATAGGCAAGTACAAAGACGAGCTAGAAGAGGTGTTTTTTCCTGAAGTTATAGAGGAGGAATGTGAAATGTGCAAGGAGTTAGGAGAAGATGAATGCATATATAATCATGACGTTATACCTGCACAAATACCAAAAGACTAACACAAACACCATGAAACTACTCAAAGACATATATAACCTTATTTTCTTACGCTGTAGAAACTGTGGCGAGCGCATGTACATAGTAGTGCGCGCTCATCATCACACCGAGGACGGCGTAGACGTTACCAAATAACAAACACACCATGAAAACATACACAAAAACAATAACGCAAACGCTACCACGGCTAGTTATAGAGCACGATACAATGGCACAAAGCCCACGCCGTGATACAAATCTAGGCTACTTTATCACATGCGAGCGAAACTATAACAGTCCCGACAAGAATGACCTCATAGAGCGCATTGTGAAGCAGACAGGAGACGAGGCGCAGAATGTAGACGAACACATGGAGGCGATCAAAAAGAGCATAAAAGAAGAGATGAGCGAAGACGTTATAGCAATATACCCAGTCAACCGCTACGAGCACGGCAATGTAGTGTACCGACGAGGTACAATGCATGGCTTCGACTACTCAAATAGTGGCTTCTATATCATCACCAATAAAACGCTCAAAGAGTACGGCGAGCACGGCAAGCCTATTGAAGCGCTCATTGACGGCGAGCTAGAGGAGTATACCTCATGGGCAAACGGCGAGGTGTATCAGTTCGTACTCTATGACGAGCAGGGAGAATACGAAGATAGTTGCGGTGGCTTCTATGACATAGACAGCATAAAAGAGTATCTAGGCAAGGAGTGGGCAGACGAGGACTTATCAGACTATATAAAATAACATGACCTATAAACTTATAGACAAACAAGGCATGGGAACTATGCAAGACCGAACCTTTGCAACGCTAGCCGAGGCGAGAGAGGCACTTGCCTCGTATCACAGCGTAGACTACACAGGAGAGCAAGACATAAACACGCTCACGCTTGACGAACTATTGGACTATGGCGAGTGGAAAATAGCAAAGTTATGCCATATTTGTGGTACATTCACTTGCTCATGGGCAAACGAGAATAAGGAGTAGGCCTGTGCCTCCTCTCCTGTACCTTTTACTATTGTGGTGTGGGGTACAGGCGAGGGGAGCGCAAGCAACCCGACATTACAAACATAAACGAGAGAAAACATGAAGTACACAATAGTACACGGAAAAATACATGCGCAGGCGGAGAGCGAAGCGGAAAGCAACGCACTCCTTGCACTGCAAGTATCAAAACGTGCGTATGTAAAAAAGGCAGACAAAAAGCGCAAGACAAAGTACCGCACAGCTTGCTACGAATGTGGCAAGAAAGTGAAAGGACTGAAACTTCATCTACGCATGGCGCACAACATTACAAACTAAACACACAAACTATGGAAAAAGCACCAGAAGAAATGACAATATGCAACCTCGAAGTACTTGTTATGCCAAACGGCGAGGTACTGTGTGGTGGTATATCACTTGGATATGTAAAAGATCTAGGCAAGTATCTAACACCAAAGGTATGACGAAGAAAACAGCAAAACCGAAACTCAAAGAATACTCTATTGGAGTATGGGAAGAACAGAGTGGCTATGTCCACATTGAAGCTACAAGCGAGGAAGAAGCAAAGAAAATGGTGCTACAAATGGTCGAAGAAGAAGGTATAGACCACCTACGAGATACACTCGACCTATATATTGACATTACACACCGCAACGTTGAACTTGTATGACGAACGACAATGAACCGGAGTGCGAGAAGTGTGGTAGCACAATGACAGACACTGGCGAAGTGTTTGTATGTGATGACAGGAGTTGTGGATGGAACATGGAAAAGTACACTAACGCAGACGGCAATATAAAATCATGCCCCAAGTGTGGCAACCCGAACGAATGTACTGGTGTAGCGAATGTGAAAATAACGGAGAAGAGCGAACGTGCATAACCTGTGGTGCTATAGCGGTATCAGACCCCGACTACCATAACGCATGTGTATAGCATGAACTTCATCAAAGCCTTGCATGCGATCAAACTGCAAGTGGAACTTCTACGTAAATACGCCAAGACCGCCAAGCAAAAAAAGATGCTCGTGCTACTGAAACGCTATCTTGACAAACTCATAGACAAAGACCTAATGTAGCTGTCACGAAAGTGAAAGTACATGGTATAATAGGCGTACCCGAAGAAAAGGGTAACTTACTGAAACATGGTGGTATTCCACCAATAACATAAACATATATGGCACTAGAGAACAGAAGCGAGGGGAACTACATTACAATATACGACGGCAAATTTTCACAAAGAGTGCCAGAGGGTACTGAGGGAGCTGTACGGAGAATAAACAAAAACGGCAAAGAAGTATTCGAGAAATACTATGACAGCTTCACAGGTAAACTGGTAAACATTCAAACGAAAGACGGTGCATATGGCAAGAGCTGGATATTTTCGTTTGTAGACAAGGGAGATGTCTACCAACTACAGCTCAACTACAGCAATAGTTTTGCAACGCAATTTTTAAAAATTCTTCCAAACATAGATCTGACCAAAGAGATGAAAGTATCTCCGTCAGTGAAGATCGACGAAGCAGGAAAGAAGAAGAGTTCACTCTTCGTAAATCAGGACGGCAACGCACTGAAGCATGCGTACACTAGAGACAATCCAAACGGACTGCCTCCTATGGATCAAGTGAAAGTAAAAGGTGTTATGCAGTGGGACGACTCAGCACAGCTCGCATACCTAGAAGAAATGGTAAATCGAGATATTCTACCAAAGCTTCCAAAGACAGCTACGGTATCAGCAACAGATACAACAGATGAACTTGCAGGTATGTTCGAGACAGCAACTACTAGTGATGAAAACGACTACTAAGTCAATCGCATATCAGCATCAACAGCGCATAATAGTAGAGGACAAAAAGAAAGCTGGACTGTTTACAGGAACAGGTTCAGGGAAAACACTCACAGCGCTTTTGCTTGCAAAGGGTAAAACGCTCGTAATATCACCAAAGCAACAGAAGCTAGATAAGACGTGGGAAAAGAACGCAGAAAAGTTTAATCTTGTTTGCGATCTTACCGTGATGAGTAAAGAAGAATTCCGTAGAGATCACCATAAAACAGGTAGGTTTGATACGGTTATCTTCGATGAAGCTCATACGGTGCTTGGAGTACATCCAGAGATGAGGCAAAGGAAGGGTAAACAAATTCCGAAATGCTCACAGCTATTCGAAGCATGCCTTACATATCTTCAAAAACATCCACCAGAGCGCTTATACCTATGTAGTGCTACTCCATGCCCAAAACCAATGGCTATGTGGGGTATAGCGACGTTAATGGGGAATAAATGGGACTTCTACCGTTTTAGAGAGGCTTTTTATTTTCCTATTCGTATGGGGCAGAGACAGATATGGATGCCAAAGAAGGACGAGGCTACAAAAACACGACTTGCAAACGCCGTCAAGAAGATAGGATATACAGGATCTTTGTCTGATTTTGCGGATGTTCCTGAACAAACAGATAAAGTCGTGTATGTTGAATTAACTTCAGAACAAAAAGAAGCGATAAGGTCACTACAGATAGAGGAGGCAGACGCAATGGTACGAGCATCGAGAGAGAGGACTATATCAAACGGTGTACTCTATGGTCGCAAGATTGAAAAAGTATCGGACAGAGAAGATCGTATGATTGCCGAGACTATTTATTTTCCTTCTAAGAAAATAGATTATATTCTTGAACGTGCTCAAGAGTTCCCTCGCCTCCTCATATTTTGTAATTACACCGCTCAAATTCAACAAACTCAGCGTGCGCTAGAAGAAGAAGGATATAAAGTACTCACTCTAACTGGTGCAACAATAGACAGAAAAGGTGTTATTGATGAAGCAAATAGTCTGGATGAATGTATTTTGATTTCTCAATCAAGTATATCTTCAGGATGGGAACTACCAGAGTACCCATGCGTTATCTTCGCATCTCTATCTTGGAGGGTTGTTGATCATGTACAGGCCCGTGGCCGTGTGCTTCGCATGAACGCACTAAAGAAAAACCTGTATATATATATCGTTACAAAGGGTACGGCGGATGAGCGATGTTTCAATTCCATAATGGATGGGAATGATTTTTTGGAGAAAATGAATACTAATGAAGTATGCTCTTAAAAAATAATATGACACCGATCCAGCAGGAGGCAAAAAAAAGAAGATGGAGAAGATACTATGTGAAGCATAGAGAAAAACTTCTTGAGAGAAATAGAGTTGCCCGACTTGGAAAAGAGGAGTACCGTAAAAAATATGAGAAAGAGCGTTACGCAAAAAATCCTGAGTTCTATAAAAACAAGAGCAAAGAGTACAGTAAGAACAATCGGGAAAAAGTGAACGCTTATATTCGACAGAGATATGCTACTAACCTTGACTTTAAGCTAAAAAGTGTTACGAGATCCAGACTAGTTGCTGCTCTAAAAGGTCAAAAGAAAGATAGAACAATGGAAATAGTAGGGTGCTCTATAGATGACCTAAAAAGGCACTTAGAAGCTCAGTTTCAGCCAGGAATGACCTGGGACAACTGGTCGTACAAAGGATGGCATATTGACCATATTGTGCCTCTAGCGGTATTTGATTTAAGTGATGAGACACAGCTTAAAAGAGCGTGTCACTTCACTAATCTCCAGCCACTATGGGGAGAAGAAAATCATAAGAAGGGTTCTACCCTTGTTGACACCGACACCGCTCATAGTGTACATTTATGAAGTCTCGCAAGAAGATCATATGTAACAATGATTGGTTCTGTCCCCCAAATTGTGGATGCGAATGGACGGCTTCTGATGCAAAGAGATACGTGCAGTACATAGAAGATAGAAAAAAATTACAAGCAGAAAAAGAACTTAAAAACAAAAAAGTAAAATATGTATACAGACAAAAGCGGTTACCTAGATCCAATTAAAATGGCAGTGCATGCAGTTATCGCACTCATTGTATTGATCTTATTGTTCAACACGTTCGGTACAGTCAACGCAGGAGAGCGAGGAGTTAAGACACGCCTCGGTGCTGTTGTTGGTATCGTACCTCAGGGCTTCTACACAAAAATTCCATTCATCGAGCACGTTGTAAAAATGGATGTGCGCACACAGACATTCCGTTCGACAGCAGAAGCACCACTCATGGCAGCGAGTAACGACCTACAGGACGTTCGCCTCGCTGTTGTAGTGAACTATCACATTGATCCAGCGACTGTTGCAGATATCTTTGCACAGTACGGAAGTGCTGATAAGTACTACGATCAAGTGGTTGCTCCTCTGGTTATTAGCACCGTTAAAGCTGTAGCATCAAACTACACCGCAGCTGATCAGATTCAAAAGAGATCAGAAATGACTTCCGTTGCACAGTCTGAACTGCTTAAAGCATTTGAAGGAAAGAATGTATTCATTGAGAAGCTCGATATTACAAACATCGCCTTCTCAGATGCATTCACTCAAGCAATTGAGGCAAAGGTAACAGCTGTTCAAAACGCAGAAGCGCAGAAGAACAAACTCGAGCAGATCAAATACGAAGCCGAGCAGAAGGTGGTCGCAGCAACAGCTGAAGCTGAGTCTCAGAGAATTCAATCTCAGTCTCTCGCAGCTCAGGGAGGCGAAGACTACGTGAACCTCAAAGCAATTGAGAAGTGGGATGGAAAGCTTCCAGCTCAGATGATCCCGGGTTCAGCTGTGCCATTTATCAACATAAACAAGTAGTATGCACATCGTGTTTATATTGACGCTCATCGTCGCAGCTGTGTGTGGTGCGTTCTTATTCGGTATAACTTTATGTTCTATATGAAAAAAGGATTTACACTTATCGAAGTACTCGTAGTGATCGCCATTGTTGGCATCTTGTCATCAGTAGTCCTTGCTTCACTACAAGAAGCTCGATGCCAAGATGAGGGTACGTGTGTTAAAAGCTCTGACGGCTCTGTTAAAGAGTTGAAGGCTCAGTAGTATGAACGAGAAACAAGAGTTCTTTACTATAGGGTGTCCAGGGTGCGATTGCGGAGGGTTTCTTATGAGATCGGACAGCGGTCACCCCGAGATACAGTTCATTCCCGTATTCCCGACACAGGTTCTCGCAGAGCTTTTCATATCGGATAACGATATAAAAGGAGAGGATGGGGAATATTCAAAAGCATTACACATTGAAGTGGTAGTAACTAATAACAAATAACGTATGTTTTTCTCAAGTAAATACAAATCACAAATTGTGATTTCAGGATCTTCACATCAAACACGCACGCATCCAAACCCTTGCTCACGAGGCTACACACATAGCAGACTTCATCATTGAGGACAGAGGACTCACTGGCTACGAGTCCCGTGCGTACCTTGTGGGGTATATCACAGGGGAATTATACAAGTGCTTTCACGGTAACAAACAATAGTATGGAAACACTAACAATACTCTTAATAGCTTTCACTTTTTTCTGCCTAATTTATATTCTATTTGTATGACCCTCTACAAACTAAACACAGACGTGATAGGGATAGAAATGCGTGACCTCACGCCGAAAGCAGGAGTACAATATATAAAATTAGATTTAGGAATGCTTGCAGAAGCACTCTATGACCTCGGTATTATAATCCCTGTAGAAGAGAAGAAGTGCTGTAACGCTTGCTATAGGTGTGCAAGCACGGCAGACCAACCATACTGTCGAGACATAGACTGCACCTGCCATACAGAAGAGCCTCTAGGTGAAGCAGGTGGAAGACTCGGCGACTTGAAGTTCTTTAAAGAAGACTCTGTTATGACACCAAAAACAAACGAGGAGATGAAAGAAAATGTACAGAAAATAATTAGAGGTGAGCATATGGTAGCAACTGGAGAGTATGGTAAGTCGTTAAAAACAAACGAGTGGGAGGAGGAGTGGATTAAATCGGAGATAGAGACTTATGTTGACCAGAATGTTGAGGAGAGAGTTTTCAATCGCGAGTGGCTAAAGTTCCATATGAACATTCTATTTCCGAAACTCCTCACCCGTGCCACAGCAGAGGCAGAGAAAGCGTTTGGAGGATGTAAGAACTGCTATGGTAAGGGGTATTCAACTGTGCGAGAAACCGCAGGAAGTTATAGAACAGGCGTGTGGTTGCTAGACTCGTACATTCCTTGCCCGAAGTGCGACAGAGGAAAGCAAATACAAGAAATGAAAGAGTATATGAGAGCAGAGGCAGCAGAAGATGAGCGACAGTTTATTCTAAATGTTCTTGACGGAATAGACGAGGCGGACAGACAAATGCAAAACAAAGGTGGGGGAACTAAAGCGATACGGTTTGCTCTACAAAATAGAATTATTAGCCGTCCCTCACAGGAGAGAGAAGCTTAAAGTAAATAATATGAAAAAGAAATGCTCTACTTGTAAGGAACTAAAGCCACTAGATGACTTCCGCAACGAGAAAGCCCAAAAATACGGAAAAGGAGGTCGCTGTAAGCCTTGTGATAATAAGTACAATACTGAACACAAAAAGAAAACTGGTTTTCACCGTACTGAGAGGTCTCGATTGAAGCAGAGAGAGTATAATCGTAGAGGCGGCAAGAATACATACGAAAATAGAAGAGAATATATAAAGACATACACAGAGAAAAATAAAGACCATATAAAAGCACGAGCTGCGGTTAGCCAAGCTCTAAAAAGGGGTATAATAAAAAAGAAACCCTGTGCCGACTGTGGAGACTTTAAGGTTCACGCGCATCACTACGCAGGGTACGAAAAGAAGAATTGGCTTACTATAATATGGTTATGCAATGACCACCACCGACAAGCACACTATGAAAACTAAAACACCACAAGACCGCCTTTCAGAGTTCGATGAGCAGTTCACTGAAATCGTGCAAGTGAGACCAAAGATTGTAAAACAATTAGACCCTAAAATTAAACACCACCTCGTCTCGACCATACTCTCCGTACTACAGGAGCAAAAGGCTGTGGTGGAGGGGATGTTGATAAAACCGCAGGAAATTGAAGAGAAGCATCAGGAACAATTTGCGACAGACGAGCGTGCATACAGGTTGAATTCCAGTAAGCTGAATATGGAAAAAATGAAGTTGCACGAGGGAAGTACTGCACAATATCTTGGAGGAAGAAACCAAGGGTATATACAAGCACTCTCCGACTACAAACACTCCCTAGAAGAGACTATTAAGGAATGGGAGAAACTAATTAACTAAGTATGAAACACTGGAGACTACAGATAATAAACGAATTGGAGCAGATAGGAGTTCCACTGAACTGGTACACTTTTACACCACTGAAGCTAGAGTTTGAATACGAAAAAATCACAGATAGTTACGAGCTTGTGATGATGTTTATAGGTATAGGCTTCCGATTGTCTTATGACACTGATAAAGCACTTGCAAAATACAAGGAATGGGAGAAGATGATATGAACGTAAAAGTAGTAAAACAAGGCAAAGAGTGGGCGGTTGAGTTTGGATTTGATGTGCAAACATTCTATATACTCAACTTAAGCACAAAAAGAGACGCAGAATGGATGGCAAAAATGTTACGCAAGTGCTTCAAGAAATATGCTCAGAGTCTAGTATGCTACAATAAACAAATGAAAGGACCAGAAGATATAGAGTAGTTGAAGATTGATGGGGGAGTAGGCGTAGAAACCTAGGTTCTTGTCGAGGTGGCTCAAAATCATTGTATTCGACGCAATGGACAAGATTTTCTACCTCCCCACCAGTCTTGAACTGGATAAGATATTTTCGCAAGAGTACCTTATATAAGCTCGAGGGCTTATGGTATACTAGAAAGGCAAGGACAAGTAGATGAAAATAAACCAGCGGATGTTGGTATATGGCTCAATCCTTGTAAGCGTGTACAATAAGCCGCCCTTCGGGCGGTTTTTTGTGCTATCATTTTATAGTTACTAACTTAATTTAAATGTATGACTGATCAAGATCACACAACACCTGACGAGGTAGTTGCGGAAGAAGAAATTCTTGAGAGCGTTGAACGTGGAGAAGAACTCCCTGACGCAGATCTCGGAGGACTTCCCGCAGACGAACTTTCAACAGAAGAAGACGAAGAGCTTCCTGTTGAAGAAGAAGTTCTGTAGAGTATACTTAAAAAGGGGAGAGGGTTCTTTGCTTTCCCGTCTCCCCTTTCTTTGTGTCTCATATCTCCACAATGTCTTAAACCCCCTCCTTGCTATAGGGGGTTTTTGATTATATTATTAAAAGCAGATACGTTGCTCTCTTCAGATGTGCGTACAAACCAAACGAAAGAAGCCATACTATTCATTACAAATAACCGCCTATCCATGGGCGGTTATTTGCTTATGCTTTCAGTCCACACGACCCATTGACTATATCCGTATCTGTCTCGCAGTATTCTCGTACAGTTTAGATTGTCGTAAATATCAAACACATCGCCGTAGCATTCAGCTTCCCATGTCCCACGGAGTACTTGCCCGAGGCCGGAGGCACTCGAGTTCGGATTCTTAGCGTTCGGGTTAAATTGAGACTCTTTCTCGATGATCCAGATCATCGTAGGATCATCCTTCCAGTAATCACGGACTATCTCCTCAGCAGATGGAGGGGGCGGCACGGGGACGTCTATATACTCTGGTTCGACGTCACTTTTAACAGGTGTTGCCGAGAGTAGATATATGAGACCGCACAGCACTGCGGTCAATATGAGTATGTAACGCACTACCTTTAAGTTTATCACCCTAAAACACCCGCAAGAGGCTTTTAACCGCCTCTGTGGACAGTGGTCTAGATCAGCGTATTGAGCTTTTTGATAGTAAAATCCCCTACAATACCTGTCGGGACGGTCAATCCATGAGGTTTTAGTATCTCGTCCTTATACTTCAACTGAAACTTTTTGACAGATTCTTCGGTTATAGTTCCGAATATTGTCGTTGCCCATGGGAATGGGAAGAGCTTCTCCCTGTAGAGTATTCGCTGGAGTTCTCGCACATCTTCACCCTCATCTCCAAGGCGGAGTCTTCGCACAAATGGAGAGACTTTCACATAGAAGTAACTCGGATCAATACACCCATTATATCCGTTATCGTAATTAACAACCTCGTAGTACATACCGTCGAGACGCAAGAGACCTTCGGAGTTTCGTAGATACGTCTTACCTGCTGACCGCTTCTTAACCCGCTTACATTTACGCACCTGGAAATGCAGATGACTTCCTTTCCCACTCGCCTTCTCCTCTGCTGGAACCTCCTTACCTCCCACCATACAGAACCCGTAGTTGCCCTCCAGCCCGATAACGCTTCCGCTTTGTACGACAGCACCTTCAGCGACGTGGATCTCGCTCAGATGTCCGTAGGCAATCTCATAAGAGAAGTCCTCGTCGTCAAAAATTTGATACACACAGCGATACTTCTGCGGATTAGGGTTGTACTGATTGAGTACCGAATACACATACCCTGTTACTGTGGCCGGTATGGGCTTTTTAAATCCGACAACGTAATCTTCACCCGAATGACCCTTGAGTGGTGCGTATGCTTCAGCGTTACCTCCGAACCCCTGCGATTGAAAGCCCTTTGGTTTTATTAGTTTCATACTTTAATGGTATCATGGAAAACAATGGTTGATTTTTCCCCAGCAAGACGTGACGAAGCAAAGGCGCAGACAGCTCTCGGGAGGTACCTGCGAGAGAAGCGTATTATGTGCTACTACGAGCTCAAAGTGTGCGATACGAACAGCCTCGCTCTCGGGCGTATTGAGAAGCACCAAATAGACGGGCTTGTTGCTATGGAGAAGGAAGGATTCGTCTGGAAGCTTTCAGATCAGGACATACGTGTAAAGCCCTGTGACGGCTTCTGTACGCCTCCCCTTCCAGCGTTTGTGGTTGTTAAGTACAGAGACAACAAATTCTTCTTTATCCCCGTCAAAGAGGTAATAAAGCTCCGAGAGGAGGGTCTACTAGGCATCCGAAAAGACACCGCAGAGAAGCTGGCTGTACACATAGCCTCATACTAGGTATTGACACCGACACCGCTAGTAGAGTATACTAGGAGGCGTACCCATAACATATGAAATTAAAAGGAAAAACTATCCGAGCAAACTCACGCATCTACCTGTACCAAGACATTTTTATTAAAACAATGGCAAGGAAGCTTAAAATAGGAGATGCAGAAGCGATGCGGATTATTATTGATGTGTATATTAAACTAGCAAAAGAAAATGGCCCAGACACTTTATGATCAGTATGCGCTCCTCGATGCGGAGATAGCATCTCTTGAAGCAAAGAAAGAGGAACTCAGAGTACTCATTTTAAAAGAGATGGTTGACAAAGGTCAGAAGACTGTCGATATCGGAACAGGAAAATTCTCAGTATCAAGACTTAAGAAGTGGACATACACACAAAAAGTAACCGAACTAGACGAGGCACTTAAAGCTCGTAAGGCCCTTGAACAATCAACAGAAGAGGCGTCATACACTGAAACAGAGTCACTCAGATTTACAAAAGTAACACTATAAACATATGGCTAAGAGACCAAAGCTACCAGCGCCAGTGCAGTCAGCAGCCGCAACCGAACCGGTTCAGGAAGAGGCAACTATTACAGACCTTGAAAAGCCACGACTTGTGAGCTATACCATGGCAGCGACAATATCAACAGGGCCTTACTCAAATATTATTCCAACGATTACCGTTCAGGCAAAGAGCCTCGAGGATGCAGAAGGCTACGTGGTTCCACATATCAACAAACTCTTTGCGATGTTCTTAAATATTCAAGAGCGAAGTAAAAGAGCGGAGGTTTCAGTTGTTGATGCTCCAGTGAAGCGATACCCGAAGGGCTCAGTAGATTCAAAACCTTTGGACATTGTAAAAGACTATCCAAAAGACACGGTTGAGATGACCCCAGCAGCTTTTCAGAAAGCAAGCAACGCTATATTAAACTGTACGAGCATGGATGCTCTTGGCTTGATTGAAACTCAGATCGCAAATTCCGTTAAACTTACAGCTGCAGAGAAAGACAAGCTCGCTCCACTCATCATAGACAGGGCGTTTGAGCTTTCAGACTCCGTGTCAGATGAAGAAGGTGAGGATGAAGTCGGACCGGGGAAGGGTGAGAATGGTGATTACTCGGGAATGAACTAGTATGACTAAATTCATTTTTACCGATAAAATAGTTCAGATTGTTGTTGTTCAAAACGAATATCTTTACGGAATATCTGTCTCGGGTAACTTGTATATCATGAGGGGCAATCATAAGTGGGAGTTCGTTGCAGATAGTCCTGTCTTTGAAAAAAATGAAGATTCTTCTTCCTAAAGGGTATCTTAGTCATAGCCAAATGGAAATTTGGCGAACAAACAAAGCTCGCTATCGTCGGGAGTACTTCGAGAATCAGAAGAAACTCGATTCAAAGTACCTCCGCTTTGGTAAGTCACACGCTGAGAATCGTGAGAAGAGAGACCTCCTACCTGGACAATTTACTGAGTATGAGATCCGCACGGAGGTGAACGGTGTACCCGTCCTCTCCTACTTGGACTTCTACGACGCAAACGATAATCATTTCGAGGACGACAAAACAGGAAAGATCCCCTGGTCACAGCAGCGTCTTCAGAAGGCGGAACAGTTTCTGTTTTATGCAACGGCACTCAAATGGGAAACTGGTAAAATGCCAGACTACTGTGTTGTGAATTGGTTTGAGACCAAGGACGCAGCAGCTGAAGCCGAGGTTGAAGACTTTTGGCGTAGTAATGAGTATGTGGTGCAGTTCACGGGGAAAGAACTATCCTTCCGCCGGGAGTTTGATGAGCGAGAACTTGAGCGTATGGAGCGTGATATCCTAAAAACAGCACAAGAAATAAGTGAAGCATACATTAAATTTATAGGTGAGATATGAAAAAGATAATACTTCCACAAGGGAAATACGCTCTAGTCGATGATGAAGACTTCGATCGAATTAATAAGTGGAAGTGGTGCTTTCACCGTACACCATACACTTGTTATGCTGTTAGAAATATATCTAAGACAATAAGGAAACAAAGAGGGGTTATACGTATGCATGACGAAATTTTAGGAGACAAAAAGACAAAGGAGTTCATAGACCATATCGATGGCAATGGGCTTAATAATCAAAAGAAGAACTTAAGGTCTGCGACCAGATCTGAAAATGGTACGAATAGGCGAAAACCAAAGAATAATACATCAGGTATAAAGGGTGTCTACTGGAAAAAAGATGAGCAAAGGTGGCGTATTCACTTCAGAAGAAATGGAAAACTTATATCCTCTAGACGTTTCAAAACCATAAAAGACGCAGAATGTGAATATAATAGGTTATCTATGATCCACGATGGTGCCTTTGTACATAAAATATAATGCTATAATAAAAACAGCCGAAGAAATTTCGGAAGCCTATAAGGCGTTTATTAGTGAAATTTAAAACACAATGACAAGAGAAGAAACTACAAAGAAGTCGCAAGAGAAAATGAACAAGATTCAGGAACTTGCTGCATCATTACAAATGGAGCTTGTACCAAAACAATATGTCAACGCACAAACTGGAATCATCGACCTCGTTATCATTTATAATGACAAGGAAGCTTATCCAGATACTTCGGCAGATGTTTCCGATACCCCTGTACGGGAAGAAAAAGCTTAGGTTGGCGCTCGAGTACGGAATTACTCTAGCTGATGTTGCAAAGAAACATAAAGTTAAAGTAACACCAGAACTTGTTGAGAGAATGGAGGAGATCCTCATAAGGGAGATGAGTACAAAGACCGCAGAGCAAGTAGCTCTGGACTTTGTTCCTAACCTTCTTGCTGCGTTCGAGACAAAACTTGAATGAAGAAAATAAAATTAACTAAAGGGAAAGTAGCTATTGTAGACGATATTGATTTTGAATTATTGTCTAGATATAAGTGGCACGTATCCTATAACAAAGGATTATGGTACGCAAAAACTGGTAAAAGAGGACCATTGATGCATAGGCTTCTGATGAGTCCTGCTAATGGCTTCATTGTCGACCACGTTGACGGCAATGGTCTAAATAATGTTAGATCAAATCTAAGAGTCTGTACTCAGGCACAGAATTCCAGAAATCGTAAGATCCATAAAAACAGTAAGTCAAGAGTAAAGGGTGTTACGTGGAGGGAAGATCGTCAAAAATGGAGAGTTAGGATCGGTCTTGACTATAGATCAATTGGTCTAGGTCATTACAATTCAAAAGAAGAGGCTGTTGAAGCATATAAAAATGGTTGTCAACAGTACCACAAGGAGTTTGCTAGATACTAGATGTATAATATAAGTGTCGTCATGTAGGGCGACCTATAGGGCTGGTATGTTCGAAATGGTAGTGCTCATATTAGAAGACTGCGCAGCCGAACATCCTGTCTCACTGGTCTTGTAGCGCTAAAGATACCCCCGCTGGAATTATATTTCTTTTTTATAGGAAGATTCCCAAGCCGGGGTATTTTTATTTAAATACTGTAAGGATTTGATCCTGAAGAAGTATTTCCAGCTCCTTGATTTTTATAATAATCCTGTGCTCCTGTTGTTCCATATTTTCCAAAGAGCGCTGCTCGTATATAGTTCTCAATAGTCTGATCTATGTCGTATTGCCATGCGCCGCTTTGTGTTTCTGAGTAGCCTTTGTTCACCGCACCAATACCCTCTATAGTTTTCTTTATCTGACCTCCAGCGAACGGTGGAAGTACTTTGAAGAGAGGATCACCGAATGATTTTGTTACAAGAAGCCCGCTTCCGAATCGTGTAGGATCGTTTCGTCCAAAGAGTTCTTTGCGTTGTGGAAGTGGTATATCGGTACCAAAGAGTTTCCCTCCGTACTCTGGATAAAAAGAAGCTGCCGTTTGTCCAACAGGAATGTTCGATAAGAACTCTCCGCCAACACGTCCTACCGCTTCTGCGACCTTACCTTTTTGCAACTCTCCCGCTGCGTCCATCGTCATCTGTACAGGGTCAAGCGCTGGCCGATTTCCTGTAGCCTCCTGTATCGCACTGTTGATAATATAGAGACCCACAAAGAGCGTCATATAGTCTCCAATCTTTCCCGCAAAGGATTTATCAGTCTTACGCATATCATCCATCACATGCCATAGGTTTGCGACTTCAAGCTGGAATGGTGCTGCCACTTGGAATAGTTTTGATTCTTGAATCAGCGGCTTCTCTCCAACACCTCGTCCTCCTACGAGCTTCTTTGTGGTATCGTCAGCGTACTTTACCGCAGCTTTTCGTACCTCAGGAGCGACTGTTTCAATCGTCTCATCAACTCCATATTCTCGACGGTACTGATCCATGAACTTCGCAATGTGCGAGTTCCACGACATACGAGTTACCGCTTCGTCGAGTGCTGTGACCATCCACACTACGAACTTCTTCGGGTTACTGAGAAGGTCACGATCAAACTCATCGAATCCTTTGAAGTAGCGTTCCTTTAGGAACGTTGACTCCGCCATCACTGGATCTTTGACAAAGTTCTGTGCAAATGTTTTACCCGCTCCAGCAAGAGAGTTCGGAATGCCTGCGCTCGCAATTACCTGTGGAAGACCGAGCGACTGTGCAAGAGACGCTGATACACTGCCGAGAATGGTGTTGGCTTTTACTCGTTTGTTCAACCAGTCAACGGCTTGTAGCGGGGTTCGTCCAATGACGTTCATTAAAAGACGATCCTGCTCGTTTGTTTTTCCTGCGAGCTGGTTTGCGAAAAGATGCAGCTCCTCTATGTAGTTGTTGAGGTTCTTACTCTTAGTGGTCGTGCGACGAAGCACGTCCGCAAGTTCACGGAACTTTCCTATATGAGGATCAATATGCATCGCATATCCTACAGACTTAAGATACTCGAGGTACCCACTCACAGCATCTGGTTTCTCCCGTTTGTCAGTGAGACGGCGTTGCTTAAATGACGCCCACTTGGATAGAGGCTTTGTTGTATCAGAAACACCCACAAGCATTGGGTCTATATGGATAGGATTCCCGAGCATTGACTCAAGCTGTGAGTATGAGGACGTTGTCTCATGACCATGACGATAGTAGTTAGCGAGCTTCGGAGTCCATTTCTCAGGGTTGTTCGGATAGATCTCCTGTTCTACTTTATTCAAATCATTTAAGAGACTATCGTAGGACGCTCTAAAGAAACTATCCGCTTCAGCAATTTGCTGCGCCTTCTGCGCTCCGAACTTCTCAACCAGTTTGTCGTAGGTTATTTTCCCTTCTCCAAATTGCTCTACCGCAGCACTCTCTTTGCTCTTCGGGTAGATCTTAAAGCGGTCAACAACAGCCTCTGAAAGCGCCTGTGTCCTTTGATTCCAGAAGTCGATCATCTGACTCTTGCCTTGATTGAACGGCTCGAGCACAGTATTGTCTACAACTTTAAAGTCCTTGCCAAATACCTCTTCTGTGTTGCGGTAAATGTCTCTGAAGTTCTTGTTGATAACGTTGATATCTTTGAGCTCAGGCGCTTTGTCTTTTAGATCGATGAATTTCGCCATCTCTATGACTTCTTTTGCTTGTTCAGGGTATTCCCCGGGGATTTGAGACACACTCTGGAACTCGTCGAACGTCTCTTTCGCATCTCTTGCGTCAAGTATCTTTTTCTGTATACTGTTCTGATATGTTAATTGATCTGGCACGGGTTGCGGTATGGCTACTTCTTGGTTGGGCAACACTGTACCTGCACTCTGAGGGAGCGGACGCTGCGGCGGGGTTCCTTGGAACATTTGTGGTGGGGTGGGCGGCGTGGAAACTACACCAGGCGTTTGGGTGGTTTGAGGGGGTACGGTAGACTCTTGTGCCTGCTTCCATAGGTCGGTGAGTGGTGTTTTGGTTTGCCACTCTTTTATCTTTGGCAATATTTCGTAACCCGACCCAACCTTACTTACCCAACCTTCTGAGGCTAGTTTATCCATAAAGCCGATACCTTCCTTAGTATAAGATCCAAGGCTTGGTGTAATTGTCTTAATTCCTTTTGAATCTGCGTCCTTAAGAAGGTTTAATGTACTTGTCTTTGTGATGCCGGTGCCTTTAACCAAATCTTCAGGGAAAAGATTTAACCTAACTGTTCTCATATCGTTTTCAAACAAACCACTAGGTTTAGTATCGTAGAGAAAAGAACCGTCCGTAGGGTCATATTTCTTCTCAAATTTTTCTGCGCTCCTGTACTTACCTGCTTCTTGTAGTAGAGCATCAGTTATCCGTACTGGTACAGTTGTGTCTGTTTTCCCTCCCGTCAGCTGTGGCGTTCCTCTCGGTCGTATTCCGCTCGCCTCATACGCAGCAAGCACATCCTTCGCTTCGTCCACTGTCTTCGTAGGAGCGAGTTGTGCGCCGAGCATGCGGGCATTCTGATCATCAAGCCCTGTTTGTTTTAATAGTTCATACTGTGCTTTTGGGTTTTGCTCCTTAGCAACGGCTTTAAAAAATGCCTCAGGAATTTCTCCTGTTGCAAATGATTTCACATTTCTAGCTCCTCCCCACGGTGTAAGATCAAGTCCAAGACCAAAGAGCGCAAGAGGAGGAGCCACAAATCCAGCTGCTTCTTTTCCTATAATTGGAGTAAGCGCCTCTTTTCCTTTCTCTATATATCGAGGAAGAGTACTTACGGGCTTACCACCTGTGAGAGGTTCTATTGCTGTTCCTTTCGTCTGATCTTCTGCAGGGTACTGTGGAGCTCCTCCCCAATTCGTTGCATTAGCAAGGGTTCTGCCAACAGTAAGACCGCTTCGAACAATACCCTGACCAATTTCTTTAGTAACATCTACAGTAACATCTACGGCTGCTTTCGGAAGTCCTTGCACAGTATTGTATGCGATGCCAAGATCAGTCGTTGCTCCCTCACCTTCAAGTTGTGGTACGAACAAGTTCTCCTTCTTCACAGAGAGAGTTGTTGGCGGAAGTTTGCTTTGTGTTGTGCCGATACTATAAGGATTATTTTTTGTTACCTTCTTTTTCGGTTCTGAAATACTGTATGGATTCATAGGTCATTCCACTCCTATTTTACCAAGCTGTTCTATAACCCACTGTAGAAATGTTTGTCTTTCCTCACCTTCCAATGATTCTACTTCAGAGAGTTTCGCCAGATAGTAGTCTTTTACCGGCTGCGTCAGACCTTCCGCTGACTCAATGAGCTCCCTGATATCATCTGGGTTCTTCTTTCCTTCAGCTACTGCTGCGATGTCTTGAAGGAATGTCTTGTTTATAAATTCTTTAGCTCCCTGAGTTGACTTTGGGTTACGGATCATAAACGCCATAACGTCCTGGTCAAGCTTCTCAAACTCTTCTATCCCGATTCCAGCATTTATAGCTCCCGTAATTAATTGTGTGTTTGTGAAAAGGTCAGAACCTCCTCCACTTCCTCCACTACGAGACTTTGCAGAACTAAGTCTAGCCAGAGCGCTGTCAATAGCAGGATCGTAAATACCAGCATATGCCTTCTCGATAGCTCGAAGTTCTGCAGGGCTGTATGCAATACCTGACTGACTCGCAACGCCATAAGCGTCTGTTTCTCCCGTTGCGATATCATTACGTGCATTATTCAAGCGTGTCGCTGTAACTTCTGCATCGATCTCGCTTGGGTTCGGGTTGTTGAATTGCTCTTGCACATATCGTGGAATGTCTGCTCCTGTTCCTGTAAGTTTTGCTGCAAACTCATCAGGAGTGTACGGCTTTCCTGTCGCAGGGTTTGTATACTGACTCGTATCAGTAGCTGGCGCAGGTGCTCCACCTCCGCTTTTACTATTAAATAATGGTGCGAAGTCGTGCTTCACTTGCTGTGGAGGAGTGGTTGGTGTTGCCGGAATTACTGAGGGTGTTGTCCCAGAGAATTTAGGATCAATGACAGGAGAGAGGTATAGCTCTCCGCTGTTTGGCATCATCAACTCTCTCATTTTCATTTTAGTTTCCATATTAGTATTTGTTACCGTAACCTCCCGTAACTAGTTTATTACCCTTGTTCCACAAGAGCCCCGCTGCCCGTTGCTGGTTCTCTGCGGATTGCTCTGCGTTTCTTCGACCGAAGAAGTCGGAGCTTCCTGTACGATATACACTTGAGAGTCCTCCCGTCTTAGCTCCATTTGTTGCAACGTCTGGGTTGTACATATTACTTCCAAGTTTATAGTACTTGGATAACTTCTTCGCAGCGTCATTACCATACGCATACTGATAGTCTCTTGCTATATCACCAACCTGTGCTCCCATAGTATCTCGCCGATATGCTTGATCTCTCTCGAACGTACGCTTCAAATCATTCTCTCTCTGCTGTCTTCCTCCCGAAAAGAGCACCCCCTTCTCTGCTGCGTTCTCGTCCAGCTGAGTCTTCTGTGCTTGGAAATCATCGGCGGATGTTGCGAGAAACTGTTGATAGTCTCGTTGCTTTTGTTTAAGAGCGCTCTCAGCATTGTCGGTCTCATACTGCTGTTGCTGTTTAAAGAACTTCTCCGTTGCCTTAGACGCCTTCTCCAAAGCTCGCATCTGATCCTTTCGTGGGAATGGCATACCCGTCTCTTCGTCCACGAGTTCGCTTATGTCGGGGACAATCTGCCCGAGCGATCCCATATAGTCGCTGTACCCCTTCCACTGTGTTATATAGTCTTGGTTCATAGGCTGTTAATTTAAGTATACTATGGTAATTGTAGTAATGAGAACAGGAACATGAATTCTATATCTGCTAATACTGGTACTCCAAGGGAGGCATCAAATATATTCACTCTGAAACTGTTACTTCCTATCGTCCTAACAGTCCCGAATGACGGGACCGAATCGAACGTAGTTATGTTTACGGTATAGTAGGATGGAGCGACGACATTGAAATTGTGAACAATCTCGTAATCTCCAACCCCTAAATGATTAACTGACCATATTCCTAGTCCGCTTGGAGGCACAACCGTAACAAAAGAACCTCCAGCGTCGATGCGTCCAGAGATCTCAAGAGGCGCACGAATTACTGTTTGAGGCACTGTAGATGAAACTTCATATTCAAAGATAGGAGGGTTTCCGTTTGACTGACCAGCTATCTGAAGTCTTCGTGCAAAGATGCCGTATTTATTTATGAGCACCTGCCCAACGTTATCTTGATATACCGTGAACGAATCGGTATCAAGAAGCGCTGTGTTTACTCCTGTTGAAGACGTTACTTCCTGTGCAATTTCCACACGATCAGGTCCTCCTGAGGACTGCAAGAGACACGATACAATAACTGTACCTGTGAGTATATCACTTGCCATTGGCTGAGGAGGGTTTCCTGCTTCGGAGGTACTGTCCTGAATCTTTGCATACGGACTGTATGCCATAGTTGCAGCGCCGACAGTCTCAGACTTCTGATCTGCTTTGAACATATACCTATTGAGTCCTAGTGAAGAAAGTTCCATAGTTTAGTTTTTATCAAAGCCCTCATCTGATAGACTCATAAACTCAGTTCCGTGAAACACTATCGGCTCTCCAATAGTATTCCCAGAGAGTCGGTAGCGGAATCGGTTGAAGTCATTCTCGGTCTTGAAGTTCGGGAAGAGTGATGCGTATGAATCATCGAGTGTCCCTGCTGGCTGCCACACATTAGGGGAGTCTTTGTTTACCTGATAGAAGACGTTCGTGCCAGCTCCGTTGTCGGAGGAGACCATCATTCCCGAGAGCACCTTGGTTTTAGAGTAGAGCTCTAAGAAGCTGCGCCATCGATCAATCATCTCAAAGTAAATTGGCTCTCCTAAATCCGTTGTTCCGCTATCAAGAGCAGCAACAATTCCTGTGGTTGTCCCTGCTACCTGCGTCTGATTAGTTCCATCATCGTAGAGCACGAGTGCTGAGATGTTGTTTCCAACATAGTCGTATATCGTCCACACTTGTGTTGATATGGTATAGCGCATCATGCAGTTCTGGTACGTCACTCCTTCGACGGTTACAGCACCAACACTCCACTTCACACAATCAAAGCCGTCCCATACACCGACAACATCTTCGTAGTTGCTACGAGGAATAGCTCTGACGAAATCAATAACACGACGAGAGATCTCAGTTGGCTGGCCATCGTAGGTGAACTTATAAAAGCCTGAAGAGTGATGGAAATACAACCCATCCTTCGTCTGAACAATTGATTCCTGTGAGTAGGTTCCTACGTTGTACGCTGGGTACGGATCAGAAGAGTACGCCCCATAAATACGGTAGATATGATTCTGTTTGAATACAAGAAGAGCACGTGGGGTGCGTTTGAGTCCAGTGATAGACTCGCCGTCCTGAGAGGAGAAGGTTTTTATAAAGTTCCTTGTTGGGTCAAACGATAAGTCGTAGGTCGATGGCGGTGTGAACTGTACGATATCGGTAAAGTAAACTACGTCCTCAGAAGCATCCGCTGTCCACACTCTACCGTTGAATCCAGCTTGAATGAAATCGCCCTCTGGGAGTGCATTTGTGAGCCCTGGGAAGGCCGTAGTTGGCGCTGAGAAGTTACCACCACTAGAGATCTGCACAGGATCACCTCCTATGGAGTTGTTCCCATTTACCATCCAGATCTGATTGAGGTACTGATCAAAACGTGCTTTATTTGCCCCTGTAGAGAGCGTACGACGAGTTGTCCATGTAGCTCCGTTCCAGTTGCGGATGAGAGTATTGTCCTGAGCATAGAGGCGTTTTACGCCATTGAGGATATTAAGAGTACCAAAGTTGTCGACCTGTCCTCCGAGGTTGTCAGCGAATTCTGTGATGCCGGGACGTGTCTGCATTGCTCCGATACGATCGAAGTTCATATTCACCGCTATCTGCACAGAGTTCTCTGGAGTTACTGTATCGTCCAGTTGAGCACTGCGAATAATCCCTTCAGTAGGGTATGGAATCTTTACTGGCTGATTTGGTGCGATTGGAGGCATAGTATTTGGGTACAAAACCCATACCACTCCTCAAAATATCTTATTAAGAAGTGAGTGGGTTCTCTACAGAGCGGTCCATACCGGTACAGCAGATGTGCCGCTGTTGCGGTATACAGCCCCTCCGAGTACGTCCTGAACAACACACCCAACATCAAACAATTCTGCAACAATAGGTGGAACACCTTCGTATGTCGCTTGATTGAGAAGACCTGTAACACCATCGATGTTTAGGTAGTCTAGTGTTGGATATTGCGGATTTAGTTTAGCCATAAGAATAAGTTATTGTTATTAATCATCCACTCTTGAGTGGTGTTGTAAGAGTTTTCTTTCTCCACGGTCGTAAGTCATCTGGCTTTATTAAGCTTAATGACAGTGCTTTATCTAGTGGCCATTTCAATTTATTAATTCTTTTCCTTAGGGTGTCGACATTAACGCCTGTCTCTTTAGACCACTCCTCGTATGTCTTTCCCTGTATTTTCATCGCTCGGTCGGATGGAAGATTTCCTTTGTGTAACATTTTATCTAATGAATACCCCAGTTTATTTCTGTATGACAAGGCCTCTGGTGTTACGTTTAATTCTTTCGCCCATGCCGCTAATGTCTTACCTTTTATTTTAATGTTATTCTGTCGGTTTCTACAGTTCTCTTCAGGTGTTACCCAGTGACAGTTAGCTTTGTGGTATCCTTTATCGTTATTAATTCTATCTAGTTGTGTCTGCCTACCTCCATACATCGAATTGTGTATGAGAAATGAATTCCACATATCTGCGTAGAAGTTATTAAAATCCTGCCATCGTTCACATACGACTATACCTCTATCTTTATAGTTCTTCTTTGTGTTAGGAACTAGTCCTTTGCATCGTCCCAGCATAGCAGTCCACGCCAAGTAGAATTTCCTTTCTGTTTTATCTTTTGTTGTCGGGCGAATTATCTTTTTCATACTATTGAGTCTCGATCGTTATCGTCTGGCCGAGATAAAGGTTATCAAACAATGCTTTCGTTAACTGCTCAAACTTCTGGTAGTCAGAGTCAGTATTAGGAAGAGAGATGTCCTTGCGTGCCTTAATCGCGTATTTAAGCCAGAACGCATAAGCATATCTGTAGTGCTCGGGCAACTCTTGATATAAGTCCGTGACCTCATCTATCTTTTTGTAAAAGTCCAAATAAATATTATTCGCTTGCATTGAGTCTGGTATCACCGCATCAAATACTATTTTATCATCATATACAGTGTAGAATATCGGCTGATTAATATTCGGATTAGCCCATACCTGTGTCCCTTCGGGGAAAGCCCTGGTAACACCTGTGACACCAAGGAGTTGGTTGGTTATAAAATCAACTGAAGTGTATTGTATTTGAAGGATGGTCTGATCAAAATCTGTGGTTGCGACGTAAGCAACTCCGCCAGAAGCATTAGGGAAATCGCCAGAACTATTTAAATCAATAGTACCTGCTGCTATTGCTGTATCCGTTGTGGTTATACCACCCATCACGCTCCAAGACACCTGGTTTATAGTACGCTTGTCAACATAGCGAAGGTTAAACGGTGCAAGAATATTCCCAATCAAAAATCGTGCAGACAGAAGAGACCTGTCCGTTACATTAAAATCAATGTTATCCGGCAATTCTACGTAATTCCTTCCTGCTAATACTTTAATTGGGAACTCGAATTCTGCTTGCCAGTCTTGTCGTATTCCATACAGCCTTGCGTGTATCATTTTTCTCGCATCATTCACCGCACTGAGTAGGAAGGTGGTGTTTATTTTAGGATCGTCCTCCGATACTCCCATCGCGGTCAGTACTGGGTAGATTATGTTCGCTACCGAATTGACAGGATACGCGTCTACACTTATTGGGTCAGAGAAAGATGATTGTAGAGTAGATACCGAGTTCCTCCACGCTATGCGATAGAAGTCTGTTGAGAGTCCTGCTGTGTCGTAGTAGATGGTGTTCTGTTGCGTCACCCTCATTCCTAAAGTAGCGAGTGCTACGAAAGGACCTGCTATCGTTGGTCCTTTTTCTATCACTATCTGGTTGTAGTTCACCTCTTGAATCACCTCCCCTCTGTTATGATCGAAGGTTATTCCAGGTACGGTGAAGTCTGTTGCAGAGTGAGTTGTTGATTCTACAAACTCCGCATTCTCCGCTCCCATTGCGTTGAGAAGAAGAAGAGACGCTGTGTTGAATCCTACTGCGTTTACTGCAAAGAGAGTTGTCGTTGGTGTTGTCGCATTGTCACTGAAGTATGTCGTCTCCCGTACATCAAGCTGATTGGGTACCGTAATAGTATTGCCAATCGAGTGCCTGATAGTTACTTGAGGGAATGAGGACATAGGTGGTTATGTTGGTTTTGTGAATGCTTTTATCATAAGACTACATAGACTATCTCCACCACCATCAATTTCTTGAAGGCCGTAAGAGATATAAATCAAATTTGAGTCAGATGACAGAGATATTCCTACTGTAGTACTTTGTTCTGGTGATAGTTGGAGCATATCATAAATTTGTGTCGCAACAAGAGTAAACAGTGCTCCAGCTATCGTATATACTCTTACTGTTCCACCACTGTCTAATGCGTATAACCTATTTAGGGTCTGGTCGTATATTGTGTATAGAGTTGACGCATTTATTCCTGTAACTGTTTGGACAAATGTTAATGTGGTACCTGAAATACTATACTGCTCAACATTTCCAGTACTGCTAATATGAACAAATAAGTCTGTACCGTCAGTAAAGGCACCCTCTATTTGCATATTTACAGTTCCACCTACAAACGTCATCACTGTTGCACCGCCACCAAGGTTCGTTGCTGCAAACCTATTGCACACTCTTGTACTTCCACCCGAGTTGTAGTCAAAGGCATAAACAAAACCTCCAAGTTCTACAATACCATTCACTCCTTGAGCACTATCACCTGAAGATGAAGCATTGTCGGCAGCATAGTAGTACAGACCAGAGTTGACATCTAGTGTATACCTAAATATGGTCGTGTTATTAGTTCCGTTATCCGCAGACATAAAATATAAGTCTGCACCATCTTGTGAAGAGGATGTTCCAAGGATTCCTGGATTAAAGGGACTAGTGAGTGTTACTCCCCCTAGGTTTTGTTCAGCAACAACAGGAGTTCCTCCTCCTACTGCAACCGTCACCGTGTTTCCTAGTCGTGTCGCTGTTATGCCTGCTCCTGTGAAGTCGAGGGTATCGACAGTCCCGCTTGTTCCGAGGTTTACTCCTTCGTCTTGATACTGGATACCAGTTTGTACACCTGAGTTTGTTATTACATTAGTTATGAAGAGAGGGTCGCTTGTGAGAGTGTTGATGAAGTTCACATCTCCTCCGAGAGCTGTCGTAAACGTTGCATTTGCTACGAGAGTGGTGACAAACGTAGCGTTGTTTGCAATCGCTGTGACGAATACCGCGTCCCCTGCAAGTTGCGTAACGTTGATATCAACATCATTAGCAACACCAGGGTTGTTCGTGAGGGTGAAGTAGTTGACGAAATTCAGGGCTGGCTCGTTTGCAAGTGGAACTCCTCCGTCTTGAATGACGAGGGCGCTTCCGGCTCCCGGAATCGTAACCGTAACTGTATTTCCGATTCGTGTAGCAGTCACTCCAGCACCTACGAAGTCAACGTTATCAACGGTCGCTACAGTGCCAAGAGGTACACCTTCGTCCTCAAAGAGAATACCTGCTTGAAGTCCGCCTGACGTTGTGATGTTCGTAATGAACGTCGGGTTAGCGGTCAGGTTCGTTATGAAGTTGACATCATTCGCAAGGAGTGTTGTGAAGGCGTTGTTTGCTACAAGAGTAGTGTAGAAGTTGAGATCGTTGGCAAGAGAGGTGGTGAAGAACGCATTTGCGACGAGGGTCGTAACAAAAGTTGCATCATTAGCAATAGCTACGACGTCGAGATCTACGTCGGTAGAAGTGTTCCCAGGATTGTCAGCAAGACTGAAGAAGTTGATGAAGTTCAGTCTCGGTCGCTGAGGGAGGGACACAGCGTTCTCCTGCACAAAGAATCCTACAGGGCCGGTTCCAGGGTCCCAGAGGTAGCCTGTTTCTGTCGGGTTTACTGCTAGGAATTCACCTGCGTGTCCTGCTGTTAGGGGAAGTTCGAATCTTGTTGACATAAATTAGTAAGTTATTTGTTAATCTCTATTATTAATGATACACCAGTTTTGCTTACGTCATAAGCCTGGTATACACATCTATTTTGTAAAAGTTCCTCATACTAATTTATAATAAACCAGTCGAAGTCTATGCCTCCTCCTCCAGCATCAGTCACATCGAAGCTGACGCCAGCCACGATATTCTCTGATGAGAGAGGTTGTGCGTTACTTCCTGTATTTTTAGAAGTAAGAAAGATAAGTGAGCTTGCGGTAACAGAGGTGGTGTTTATTGTTACCTGACCAGCTCCTGTGTTTCCTGATCCAGCAATAGCATCTGCTCCTCCTGTAGCTATAGCAATCTTTCCCGCTTGAATATTGAGTGCATTATCCGCTGCACTTGCGGTAAGTGAGAGGGCATCCCCTGTACCGCTTACAACTTCCAGTTTTGCTGTTGGTGTATCAGTTCCTATTCCAACGGCGACGGCGTTGTTTGAGGAGGCTCCAAGGACAATAGCGTCATCTTGTGCTGTCTGTGCACCTGCGCCAAGACCTACCGCTCTTTGTCCTGACACGTTTGCCCCTCGTCCTATTGCTACTGCTCGTAGAGCTGATGCTTGAGCTGATTCTCCAAGAGCATACGCTGAATCTGCTGTAGCATCTGCTGAGTTTCCTATTGAAACAGAGTCGTTCCCAGTCGCTGTCGTGTTGTCTCCAATAGCTACAGCTTGTACTCCTGATGCTGTTGCTGATCTACCGATTGCTATAGAGAACCCTACTCCGTTTGACGTTGCATTAGACCCAAAAACTATTGATTCCTGACCTCCAGCATCATTCGCTCCTGATCCCCATACAATACTGTTGCTCCCTATAGCTGATGCTCCATCACCTATTGCTATCGATCCTCCTGCTCCTGATACGGGCGCAACTGTTGGTGCTGCCGCTGGTTCTGCATAGTATTGTAATGCTGATGAAGCCTGCCATGAGTAATTACCCGCTCCGTCGGTTGATAAAAATTGTCCTGCAAGACCATCAGGGAGGCCGTTCATAGAAGTGCCGTCTCCAACGAGTATTCCAAGTTGATTTGTGGTAAGTGTAATTGAAGGTGTGGTCGTTGGGTTTGCCACAGTACCAGTGAAGCCGTTAACTGGTACTATTGAGACAGTTGTAACGGTACCTCCCGCAGAGGCTGGTTGCCATGAGTAGTTTCCAGCTCCGTCTGTTGTAAGCTGATCTCCAGCGAGTCCGTCGGGTATTCCAAAGATGCCTGTTCCGTCTCCGAAGATTATTCCTACTTCACTTGTGAAAAGTGTGATAACTGGAGTTGTTGTTGGTGTAGCAATACTACCTGCAAAGCCGTTAACAGTGTTCACAGCGACGCTTGTAACCGTCCCTGGTATTCCTGAACTAATAACTTCCCATACAGGAGCTGCTGGTGTTCCGATGTTTTGATAGTTGCCAGTAGTAAGGACATCCTGCAAGATACAGCTCGTTGTAAACTTTTCTGAATTAGTAGGCGGCACACCAATTACTGTCCCAGCGTTAATAAGGCCGGTAATAGGATCCTGCTGTTCTATGTTTACTGTTGGGATTTCTGGATCGGAGTATGCGATAAATAGGGCTCGTTTATTTGTAGTCGAGTGTCTTGTCTACCGACCAACCGTAGACATAGTATCTCTGAGCAAGGGTGCTTCTTTTTACTCCCAGCTCTACAGACCACTCTTTTAGGGTTTTACCCCTAAAGAGTTGCCTGTTTCTCCTGTTGTTGCTATTTTCCGCATGTGTTACCCAGCGGCAATTCTCTTTGTAGTAACCCTTTGAATTATCTATTCTATCCAGTTCAGTGGTTCCATTTAACGCTTTGTGTAAGAGATAGCTGTCCCACATATCTATAAAGAAATATGCAAAGGTGTCCCATCTTTCGCAGACTTTAATTCCTCTCCCGCCGTAGTCTTTATATGATGATTCATTCTTGTTTGTACAGCGTCTTTTCATACCCTTCCATTTGGACTTAAACAGTCTCTCAATATCATTTTTTGAATGAACAGATGGTAAAAAGTCTAATCCAAAAGAATCGGCCGTTCGCTTCCTGTGAGACTCTCCTATTTTCTGTGATCTAGTTTTGTTTACCATATGTTATGTTTTTAGTTGATTCTGCTTCCACTTATCGCTAATAAGATCGAGTGCTGTTACACCAAGGTACCCACAAATACCAGCTGCAACTACATGGATGTTGGCATCTGGAGTGGCTATACCAATTAGAATTGCGCCAATATATCCAGCAAATCCAGAAACCATAGCATTTGCTGCAATGAGCCATAAGATGCGTGCGTTAGTTGGTAGTTTTTCCATAGATAGCAGAGAGACGAGAACTTTAACCACACCACCGATCGCTCCTAGGAGTATGAAGGGAATGTCGTCAAAGTAGTGCATAGTGTTTATATTAGGCCAATAGCTATCCAGTTAACTGGTGCATTGTCGCCATCGGCAATGCTGTCGTCTCGGTTTCCAAGAAAGTCATTCATAGTGTTTATGGTTTAGCTCCGATAGCGAACCAATTGAATATAGCTGTTATTAAAGTACCAGTGTCATTGAATGTTACAGCATTGAATCCTGTTGTGGTTCTCGCTGGACCATTTTGTGTTCTGTATATACCACCCACGTTTTCTGCCACTGAACCAGTCACAGAATAACTTGTGTTAGCAAATGGTGCAGGAAGTGTAACTACTACTGAACCGCCAGAACTTCCAGTTGCTGTACCCCATTGAATACGCATATTGCCTATATCAAAGTACCCTGCTGCACTTTGGTCGTTCGCAGGAAGCGTTCCTACAGTGTTATCAGTTGAACCGAGTTGCTTGATGATAAGTGAAGTATTCGCTGCGATACTATTTGTTCCAGCACTAGTAGTAACACGGAGCTTTACTGTTGTTGCAGACACTGGTGTATATATGGCATTCACAGCTGCTTTCGTTCTGTCCAAGAGTGTACCACCAGTTATGTCTAGGACCGCTGACGTACTGCCAGGTATTCCCACATTACTAGAATCAACAAGTCCGATAATCATTGTGTCACTTGCAACATTGAAGTTATCAAAGTCTATTACCGCAGATATTTCATAGGTCTTTCCAGCTGCGAGTGAGAAGTTTGTACCGTCAGTTGCAATATTTCCACTTTCTGCCGTCCATCCAGTTAGGTCGCCTACTGCAGAAAAAGTCTGTGCTGTCTTCGTGTATGAACCATAATCCACAGTAGTTCCTGTAGCGGCAAGAAGTTGAGACCATCCTGTTGCAACAGCATCAGTAGTTTTGATGTACACCTGTCCTGTTCCATCCAATCGTCGGTATATGTCTCCACGAGAGCCAGTGACTACTGTTTCTGGTGAGCCGTTTCCGATAAACTCGTTAGCGTCCCCGTCAGAGTTTGCGTAGCGAGTGATTGCTTGAGTGTTTGCCTGTGCAGAGTTGACGTCAATAGGAAGGTTTGAGCCACCTGTTACGAGAGTCATATCTACATACAATCCTGTTGTTGTAGAAGTGTTAGTTGTTGTCTGTGGAATCAAATTGAGCAATCTCCACGACGCTGACTGAGCACCTGTAGCGTTTCCTTGGAAGGTGAGTGAGTTGTGTGCTGAACCAGAACCTGAATACACATCTGAGATAAAGGTGCTTCTGCGTGATACAACATTATTGCTTGAATCAATGTGGAAGTCGTCTGCTGTTGTTGAACCTACTCCGAAGGCGAGTGTTCCACCTGCTACCGCACTCACATATCCGACTGTTGGCTGAGTACGGAAGAAGAGTGTATCAGTTGAAGCTGACTGCATTGTAAGCAACGAGTCACCTACACTGGATAGTCGTACATTATATCCGCCAGTAGAAACACCGATGTTCGCTGTTGCACTACCTGTTCCACCGAAGAGGTCCATTGTTCCATCGGTATTGAGAGTCCCTATCAGACCGCTGTTTACAGTAAGTCGGACAGGTATAGCGTCTAGTGTTCCAAAAATGTTATCTACTCCATCAGTCAAACCAGAGTTACCTGTGAGAGCCCATCCTGATGTAGAAGCTGCTGCTGCCACCCATGATGTGCCGTTCCACAAGAATGGAATAAAAGTACCAACAGCAACATTCTGTCCTTCAACAGTAAGATCTTGAGTTCCTATGTTTTGTACTTGTATGAAGAACGTAGAGTCAGGCTGCATACCTAGTGGTAGTGTCATTGACTGAGCTGCAGTAGTTTGATTTATAACCCAGATGTCACTCATGAGACTATCAAAATCTCCCAATGTTCCAGACGCTTGGTCAGGGAATGAGACACGTGCAGGAAACTGCTTAACCATTGACCAGTTATCTCCGCCAACATTGAAGATAGTGAACTTCGCAAATAGAGGCATTGTAACAACACCTGATAGTGGACCTGGTGCTGAGAATATTGCTCCAAAAGTATTTTGTAGTACTACACTTGGTGATGCTGCAATGAACTCTATAACATCTCCTGGTTGTGCACCTGAAGGTAGGTCGTATGTTCCTGCTGCAAGAGCAACATAGTTTGTATTAGCGGTCAATGGAGTTGGAGCAAACAAAAGTTGCCATCCTCCTCCAATAAGCTTGCCAGATACAAATTGCCACGCTGCGGCTGTCACATTCCAAAAGAGAAGGGAAGATACTCCGATGTTTATTGGTTGTCCAAGGAGTTGAAAGGCTTCTGTTCCTGAGTTTTGAATAAAGAAGTATCGTGCCTCACTGGTTATGGTAGGAGTTGGAATAGTGAGTGTCTGTCCAAAGGATGTCTGGTTTATTGTTATGGATGTATATTGATCTACAGTTGCAGATGCAAGTCCAATGCTACCCCCAGCAGGAAAATCTCCAAGAGGTAATTCTCTTAGTTCTACCGCTCCCTCTAGTTTTAAATTATTATTTACCTCCATATATTATCCAATTACTGTTATATCTACCGTCGCTACGGGAGCGAGTGCTGTTAATGTCAGCGTATTCGCTGCGTATGAAGTTATTGGAAGTGCAACCTCATCACCGGTTAGGTTGTTGCGAACCTGCACGGTTACCGCTTCTGGCGTAGCAAGTGCTAGGTTGTGGTTTATTACGTTTGCTCCAGCTGCAAGAGCTTGTTGTATATAAAACTTACGCACTCCGGCCGTATATGTTGGAACTCCAGCGACTATCGTGAGAACTTCTCCGTTTGCCCCAGGAAGGATTTCGTTAATGATTCCTGCTGGTGATACAAAAAGAACGGCATTGTTTGTTCCTCCAGTGATTGGACCACCTATTGCTGGTGGTACTGCTGGGCCTCCTCCTCCTGGACTGCTGAGATACGACATATTACGGTTTTTTTAAGTTACTAATAAACGCATTGAGTGTTTCTATATTTTTATCGCTAATGCGTACAACATGATCAACAACTTTGTCAAGGACGTTGACTCTTTTGAACACACGATCATGCATGTCAGTCATTGTTTTTATATCCTCGATAAGCAAGTCTCTTTGAGCCATGAGAAGTTTTACTTCTCTTTCAATCCCACTAAACTCACTTTCGAGCTCATTCTTTTTGTTTTGTACCCCTGCACGGAATATGTTTAAGTCTTGGGTGAGTTGAGCTTTTTCTTTCACCATTTCGGCAATAGAGTCTACAAGTGTATTTGCCCTATTTTGAAGATCTGAATTTGACGCAGAGAGCGCTTGATTGATCTTTGTAACATTCTCTAAATCAGTCCGAGCAAGTGCAACTTCTGCCAGAGCCGTATCTCTTTGTTCAGCCCATGTCCTGAGCTGTTGATTTTGTTCTGGTGAAAGTTGATTAATCATGGTTAATATCTCTCTGACCAGTGGATGTTTCCTTCAAAGGTTCCTCCAGCGACCGTCAGAATGAAGTCCTGTCCTGGTGGACATTCAAAGCGTGGTCTGTTGTCCTCTCCAGGCTCATCTGTGAGTGTAAGCCCTTGTCCGGCATCAAGAGTAAATGATGCGAGTGTTGTTACTCCAGAGATTACATCTACAGTTCCTGCTCCACTAAGGTCACCTACTAATTCATGCACGTAGATCCATCGATCTAGAGTACTAGGTATGATTATGTTTGCTCCAGGACCAGCGCTGACTGGTTCGTTTATTTTCCTTGAGTGTGCATCTTGTAGCATTTTGGTTTGTAATTATTTTATAATCCGCCCTATACAACCCTCCGTAGAGGGCTGTAAGGATTGACTAGATAGTCACACCGTCACCCGCGCTCCACATCCAACCACGTAGGTCAGAGGCGCCCATAACTGAAAGACAGTTGAAGTTGAGAACGAGGTCCTGGTTACCGAGCAAGTCAACAACCGCAGGTTCTGCGCGTGTTGGCAATGCTTCGATGTACAAGAATCCGTAATCAGCATTCATCATGTTTGAATCGAACATACCCCAAGCAAGTCCTGTCAAACCTAGGTTCTCGTAAGGCGATAGCGCAACAATCTTGAAGGTTGAAGTCGCTGGCGCGTTATTGAATAGGTTTGTTTGCTGAGGAGCAAGACCTTTGTCAATCGTTCCCTTGATAGTTATCGCAAACTGTTCTGTAGCAGAACCCTTACGACAAACAAGTGTATCAAGAGTAGACATCAAAGGAAGTGAACGTCCGTCCTTCTTCAAAGCCTGTTGGCGACGAGCCGCGAGGAGTGAAGAGTAAGTGAACTGAGGAGAAGGGACAACATCGATAATAACGTTGTTCCATACTGGTCCTCCATCCTCCTGAGGGTGAAGTGTTGTCCAGTATTCTACTGCGTCAGCACCAAGAGTACTGATTGGAGTAGGTGTACCTACTGAGTTGATAGGAGTCCACACGAATGATGTGTTGAAGCCCTGAGCGAGAAGAGACTGACCGAGGTAGTTCTTCGCGTGCTCGAGAGCGTTCTTTCCATCAAGCACTTTCTGCTTAACAGTTCCTTTAATTTTAGCTGCTGAACTTTCAAAGAGGAAGAAGTTTGACTGGAAGGTCAGACGTACTTTCTTTGTAAAGTGCATTTGGACATAGTTTTTACTAAATCCTTGGATCGGAGCGTCAGACGCACCAACAGCACCATCAGGAATAATTTCAGCCATTCCAAGGCCAGTAACACCCGTGTCAGAGTAGATTCTTTGTCCATCTGCTACCTTATGCATAAAGTCCAAGTATTCAGCTCGAACTGTAGGGGATGTCTTCGGAGCGATGTGTTTGAGCACATTGTTCACGATTACAGCATAATCATTAATTGTACCTACCATATAATTTTACTACTTTAGGCTATTAAACAAATCGGACAATAATCTTTCGATCTGCCGCTGGACCGTATGGCTCGACCTGAACCACGACTCCGTTAGCATCATCAATACCAGTGTTGTCTACAGTGAGTGAGTCACTGAGGATCATACGCTGGTAGTTATGAGCTGCGTTTGAGTTGTTGAGTGAATCAACGACCCAAGTATCGTTCTCGAATACCTCAAGAGCAAGAACCTGTGCAAGGTTATCTGCTGCTGCGATTGATTCGTTTGCGACACCCATAATTTCTGATCGCACAGTGGTGTTCGTAGCAGGTACGACAAGACCGGCACCTGTTGTAGCAAGTACCTGGTTTACCGTAGTGACTGTTGCGAGCGCCTTATTCAACGGGGTTAGGGACCGCGTTGGATTTTTTATCTGAGATTGAATGAATCCAGTCATAGGAACAATATTTAGTTGTAGCCCCGAACTAAAGTTTAGTCAGAGAGGAGCTCAAGTGCTTTCTCTTCGGAAATCCCAGTTGCTTTGAGTTCGTCAATAGATTTCTGCATCTCAGGAGAGTATCCACCCTTTGCAATTGTCCCGCCAGGGAACTGCATAGCGTTTATTTTTTCCTGAACGTTAGCTGCTTTGAGTACTCGTTCCTGTATTGACTCTGATGGCTTGAACATGCTTTCTCTTGCGAGTTCTAGCACGGTCATAAGTTCTTTCCCTGTCTTGCCTGCCCAATTGTAATTGGTATCAACAAAGTCAAAGAATACTTCGCGCACATCTTCGTCTTTCAGATCAGCGTGTCTCTCAAGGAACTTATCAACAGTACTTTTGGTATCTGCTGCAATTCTTTCTTGACGGACGATCTCAGCTATATCCTCTTTAGTAGCACCGCCGAGTTCTTTTAAACGTTCTCGGTCAGCCTTTAGAGCTGGGTCCTCATCACTATCCTTAGCCGGTTCTACACTCTTAGTGAACGAGTTATTAATTTTATCGGTACCATTAAGCGTCTTGAGTTGATTCTTAGTGGTTGCTATCTGCTCCGATAAGTGCTGCTTCGCTTCTGGAGAGGTGGCTGTTTTTCGTCTTTTTACGAGATCAAAGAGTTCAACACGTTTTTCATAGGACTCGTCTGATTCGAATTTCCCTTTATTGGGGATACGAAACTCATACTTCTCTTCCTTTGGCTCTTCAGCTTGGGGGTCACTGGCTTCCTCCTCCTTCTTTTCCGGCTCGGGAGTGTTTGGCTCCTCTTCCTTAGTTTCAGGTTCAGCTACTGTTGGTTGTTCCTCTAGTGCTTTTCCAGCTTGTACAGCTTGGATTGAATCAGCTAACTCTTTGTCGAGGGCTGAATCATCGTCTACTGCCTCTATTGTTTTGTCTGGGTCCATGTTTTTGTATCCGGTTTTATCGTAAACCGTGGACGTATGGTTACTATTAATGATAAAGCCCTTTGGCTAATCTTGTCAATGCCTAATCTGCCATTTTAATGGTCGACTTCACGCGAAGTAGCTTCGATCTGAGTGTATCGAGGTTCATACCTCCTTCTTGAATAAAACTCAGTGCGTGCTTCTGGAAGTCTCCTTCGATAGAGTCAGTGTCGGGACCTATAGTGTGCGCGTGCTTAATAGGCACGATGACCACATAGAGCTCCTTGTCGTCTACTTTGTAAAATAGGAAGTTATCAGATGGCTTGAATATCTTATGAAAGACCTCAAGAATATCCTCTCTACTTACTGGCTGTCCGCATTCTCTATTAAAATACTCCGGAGCAGTGTCTCCACCCTTCGGTGCATAGAAGTAATCCTTCTCTTTAACCTCTTCTCCTAATGTGTTTCTAAGGTTAATTGACTTCTTCTTTGCTTTTGGCTTCTCTTCAGTAACCGCTGGTGCTTTCGTTTCTACTGGCGTTTCTTCTGGCGTCTCTGTCACTTCACTTTCTTCTGGTTTTTTTGACATATATAATTATCCCATTATACGGGTGTTATTAATTACTCACTATTTAACTCTAGCATACGTCCCGTGGTACTTCTGACACGCGGTGACGTATGCTTGATGAGCTTTCAGTTTTGAATCGAACATTCCTTCATATTTTTTTTCTCCATTTACTCCAATGTAAACAACCCACGCTTTTGCTGCGACATTCCAACAGACGCCTTTATATCCGGATGTGTTATTCTTGTTTATTTTCCTATTCTTCATATTTTGAGAGTGAGTAGCCAAACGTAAATTCTTCCTCCGGTTATCTAATCCATTCCCATTTATGTGATCTACAGATTTGTTTCTAGGGGCTCCCAGTATCAAACGATGCATCCATATATTTGTTTTCTTTCCTTTTAAAGAAACCTCGCGCATAGCATACATACAGTCGTGCTTTTTGTTGGAATACAAATACCACTTCACTTCATTCATAGTTTTGAAATCTTTGTCATCAACTAGTGCGTATTTGCCTTGTGTGAGTTTAATTTTTTTCACGGTATTTTTATGTTTTTGAAAAATGCGTAGAATGATTTAAGAAACGTCTCGTTATTTTTTTTAATCGGCTTCATCTTGTCACGTGCTTTTTTTATGTATTGAACAGAAAGAGTTTTTATCGGCACGTCTTTTTTTATCTCCGCAAGACGCCACGCTTCTTCAATGAGTGCAAACTCCACAGGGAGCGGGTGCTTGTAAGTAATGCGGATTTCATCTCCTTTTTTTATATCCTTATCCGCAAGACATCTCATCTGTCTTTCAACCTCAACAACGTCTACTCTGTCGCTCTCTACAAAAATAGCTTCAAGTGTCTGACTATTTATTTGAGAAGAAAGTATTGTTCCCATTTCATCTGCTGATATGACAAACGGTTTCCCATCTGTAGGAATAAACTTCATGAGCTTCTTTTCTTTTGCCTCTTTAGAATAATTCACTTGAAGTGTGTACCCGTCTTTTTTTAGTTCTACTGCTTTTTTCATATTATGCTTCTGGTGGCTGTTCGCCGTTACGTATTGCATCAATGCTTACTACTAATCGTTGTATTAAACTTGCCTCAATCTCCAAATGGAGAGCGTTCACTAGCGTGGAAAACTCAGTATCAGATAGAATGCTAGTCAGTTGTGTTCTATTTCTACGAAGCAATTCTATTGCCCCTTGATAGTGATCGCTTGTCGCAAACGCTATAACCTTCTGGTTCATTGATTGCTCGTCCAAATTCATGGTTTTATAATTAACTCTTGTAAGATTGGAATCATACGGTCTTCGTTCATTTTACCTCTTGGGTGGTGAAAATGACATAGGCTTATCCCATTGGAGATGACATACCTTAGCCTTGGGAAGTCCCTCCAGTTATAGATATGGTGTGCTTCTAGTTTCCCTCGGCATTCCAGGTTTTTCATTTTACATATCCATCCGTCTCTTTTTTTAACCTCCAACATCCAGTATTTATACTTTGTGTCGTACATTTTTTGTCTATCAACCTTTAATAGGCTTCTGTCTTTTATAAAATTTCCATTACCATTTCTATTTCCTTTCAACCGTTCAGACATCTTCTTTTTTGTCTCTGCTGTGTGCTTTCTCCCAAGCCAGTACTTGTTTCCTTTTTTACTTTCTCCAACTTTCTTTTTAAATTCTTCTGATCTCTTCTTTCCTAGAGAATATTTATTTCCTATTGGTGCTCCTCTAGGCATACTATTGCTGTGCGCCCGCCCTTCCTACGCTTGCATCGATAGCACTCATGAACGGAGTCTGTGGACGAGGTAGTTCCTCTGGGTTCTGGGGCTGTGTTGGATCAGTTCCGTCTTGAGACATCTCTTGTCCTATAGGCATCATATCGCCTGTCGGTGGAACACCTTCTCCCGAAGCCATGCTCTGCATAGCCGTATTCTTCGCATCCATTTGCATCTGCTGTTGTTGCATTTGTGTTTGGATAACGGATGGTTGTTGCGCGATAATCGCATCATAGTCTCTCTTAGGGATGTAGTCATATATGTTTTGGTTTTGTATATCAAGCAACTGCTCGAGTGCTTTTAGTTGAGATGCCGCAGCTTCTGGGTCTTGATTACGAAGTGAGTAAATTAAAGTGATCTGGTTGGTGATCACCGGGAATAGCGTCATAAATGTCTGCTTCTTAATTTCAAGAGAAGGAAGAAGCATCGAGTCAGGGTCAATAACAAATTCTACGTAGTCAGATTTGTGTCCGTATGTATCCATCTCGTCGAACAACTTTTTTGCTGAAATAGTTCTTGTCGGCACATCCTCCATCATCTCTCCGTCAGGGGTGAAGTCGAAGTTGAGTCTAAAATTCTTTGATGCTGCAACAGCATATCCTTTCGGCTTCATGTTGTCGTCAACAACTTGTTGTGATTCTACAAAGTAGTCTGGGTTTTGTTTTGTAAACTCAGCAAGCTTGTCATCGCTGTCGATCATAAATACTTTATCAACAGGATACATCTCACGCATCCATGAGACGGCGATGCATGCGTCTGTTTGTAGTCCTTCAACAACAGAGTTCTTTGGTGGAGTAAGTCGGTTGTACGCAGCTTCTTTAAGAATCACAGTTGAGCCAAGTGTGTTTGATGCGTCTGCTCCAGCAACAATATTGTTTACACCTGTATTCTCTTCAATCGCTTGCTTCTGTTTGTCTCCAAAGATAATACCTTGCTGAACGTTTCCAGATGTTTTTATAACACTGATATCTGTACCCGGATGCTTTGGGTTAACAATGTTCGGTCCTCGTTTGTATGTTGCTGTTCCGTTCTGAACCTGCGCTCCGAAAAGAAGTGGGAATATTTCCGCTTCTACCTGCTGTGCGTTTAGTGAGTTGATGTAAGTAAACAACGCAGTGTTTCCACGCATGAGTTCGTAAAGACCAACGCCGTACGGGTCAACCTGGTTCTTTGTGAAACAGTGAGCAACAACAACAGAGCCGTAGTTCTCATCGTTCGGAAGTTCTCCATCGTAAATAAGCATCTTCCCGCATTTCACTACATAGCGATTAAGTAGAACGTTCTCGTAGTAGCCAATGGTTACGTGGGTTGCACTCTTTTCGTAGTTTTCCTCCTGAGCCTCTTCAGAAATAGAACAGTACTCAAGCTTCTTTTTATTTTTCGCTGCTTGTGGATACTTCTCAAAGAACTCGTCCTTGAGCATGTCCTTTTCGTAATACACTTCAAACTGAGACCAGTAGTCTCCGTTGTTAAATCCTAGCCCGAGCCATGTCCTTTTAGGATCCATTGGTTCTCGGTACACGTCATCAAAAAGTATCTTGTCGACCCCGTTACGTTTAACCTGCACTCGTCTTGGGTATACCCTCCAAGCTGTCCATCCGTAGGTAAATAGGTTTTGGTACACCTGCATCAATGTGTTTGCACCATTTGCCCCTTTCTGTAGCCAGTTTCTCTTCCATAGTTCATAAATAGCCCTTGAGAACACCTTGTCATCTGAAATAACCTCTGCGTCTGGTAGTTTCCCTGCCAGAACACTCGTCGCGATCATAATTTTACTGAAAGCAATAGGTTCTGCCGATACCGGTACTCCAGATCTATTCTGGTCGCGCCCGTTTAGCTTCATTGGATAGACTGAGTAGTCGTATGCTCCTCCAGCTATCTTGTTGTAAGTAAGCACTGAACCCCATCCCTGCTTCTCGTATATCTTCTCGCCGTAAGAAACAACAGTATTTACAAGATTTGTGTCAATTTCGTTCGCAAGTACATCGAATTTAACTCGATATATCGATTTTTTGAACATTTCTTTCTTTTTGTCGACAAATTCTACCGCTGATTTGCTTTTATCTTCCTTTTTTGTCAGTTTTGCGCCCGAGTCGTCGTCCATTACTTAATAGTAGTCGGTATCTGGTAGATAAGTCAAGCCTCCCACGGTGCTTTTGCTGTCTGTTCTTCACCAAACATCATACGACCCATCGAGAATCCTTCTCCTCCCGTTGCATCTCCTTCATATTTTCCAAATTCTTGAAGAACTGCGTAGGCTATCGCAGCACTCATGATACAGTCATCGTGTTTTCCTTGCATTGCCTCTGGTTTTCCTTTTTCGTTTCGGACAAACGTTAGCATCTCAACTAACAGTTTCACGGGAAACCCTTGATTCAGTCGTAAAAACACCGCTTTTAAAGCTGCAAGAGCAAAAGGACGTGTGGCGCTTGTTGTCTTCCATCCAAAGTACTTCGTGACCTTTTGAGTTATATCATCAAAGACTTTTCTATAGTACAAGTTTAAATACCCCATCTTCTCAATGCAGTCATTGACCCATAGGCCGTCCTTGTTCACCTCAATAGCAAGAAGAGCGTGGTTGTAAAATTTTGCTAAGGTCACCGAGTCTGTAGCAAGCTCATCTGGAGGTACTTGTGAATGATAAAGGGCGTCGCACTCTTCTGTCTTATGGTTTACCACATAGAGGACCTGAGCATCCCCATGAGCAAGACCCTCGGCTGTGTCGCCTCCGATTATGTATCGGACACCAATCTCTGGCTTCTTAAAGACAGTGAGTCTCCCTGTTGAGAGTCCTTGAAATTCAATCTCGCCCTTCTCGTTATACACAAGCTCTCCTTTCTCTCCCTGCATGGGCGTGTTTATGAGTGCAGAGGCTTTTGCTGTAGGGAAATACGTTTGACCTGTAGAGAGAAACGCTTCCTCTGGAGTTGTGGGATATTCTTGATTGAGTTTTTTAATCGTATCTACTCCATTCTTTCCTCCAAACTGTAGCCACTTCATGTAGTAGTAGGTAATCTCTCGATCGTTAAGATTGTTGTTTAGTTTGTACTCCTCCCAATTAATCTCGCACTCCATCATCGCACTGGTCGGAATATCCTCTTCAATCTTTGCCATTTCAACGTCGTCATATTGCCAGTTGTAGAAGTGAGGCATGAACTGAACTCGAGAGAGAGTTTGTGTTATTTTTTCTCTGTTTCCCCAGTTTTCCTGAAACAGTTCGTAAAATCTTCCAGCTGCACCTTCTGCGGTGCTTTCAATAAAAATAAATCCATCGAACGGTACTGTTGGAAATGTTCCCGTCTCCACTTCAAGCGCTCTCTTAGGGAAGTCCACACAGAGTTTTGCAAACTCGGAGATATGAACGTAGTTGTATGTTCCAGATCGACCAGAGGTACTCACGCTGATAGAGGACGTTCCTCCTGTCTCAGGTCCATACTCTCGAATGACCTGAATCTTTCTCGCTGAGTTTCTTTGTATTTTAAAGTACGCCCCTTTAACGTCCTCCGCCATGTTACGCATTGCGTAATCAATTTTTTTATCGAAAATCTCAATAGCATCTCCCTGTTTGTGCGCAATAACAATAGCCTCTTTGTTTGGGTTGAAGAGTATCTCATCAAGAATGAATAAGTCGATGAGTGTCGTGAACCCGAGCTGTCTGGCTTTGAGCACAATGTGTCTGTGATAGATCTCCCCTGGTTTTGAAAGGTACGTGTCAAAGAAATGCTGCTGTGCACGGTTCATTACAAAAACCTCCTTCTTACCTGATTTCGTGATCAACCAGTACAGATTTTTCATCCGCCACTCTTTGTTCTCAATGAGCTTTGGATTGTCGATCAGTGCGTTGACGACCGCCTCGTTAAACTCGTGGTATGGGTTTGTCATTAGAAATCATTAGGGTCTCCTTCTACTGGGTAAATATCCCTTATTATTGGTTTCGGTTCCTCTTTCTGTACAATTGGTTGGTGGCTCGCTCCGTTTAAGACCGTCTGGTTTTCAATCTGATTGATAACGACTTGTCGTAGTCGATTACCTGCGTCTTTTTTATCCTGATCTTTATACGCTGCAATGATACCTCCATTAAATCTACTCCACGCTCCGCCGATTGCGTTCAATGCTCCGACCAAATCTTTGTTACTGAAGTTCTCAAAACCTCTTGCTTTAAACTCGTGAATAACTTCAAGAGCTATGTCATTACTCTCGTTGGCAAGTCGTGCCATAGCGAGGTTGAATCCTTGCGTACTCTCAATCTTCGCTTTAACGTCTCTAGCTACCGCTGGTGCGTACCCAACCGAAAGAGCTATTTGCTGTCTATCTTTCCCATCTCCTGCATACAACCTCCGTGCATACATTGTTTGTCTCAGCGTCGAATGGTTCTTTCCCATACCTTAATGCTATCACACATTATTTCTTTTTTTCAAATTCTGCAATGGCCTCCTCTGCTGTTCTGTAAATAGTAAAATACAGTCCCTTTTTATTTGCAATATATGCAAGTAGTTCTTCTGGCTCGGTACCGTCCCGAACGCTGTATACGTCATTGGCTAAATCTCCTATAGGGTCGTCTCTATGCTTCTGTTGTGAAAGCCACTCGTAAAAATCTTTTGTCTGTTTCATAGTTAATCGTTTTTATCGAACTCGGCTTGTAATGGGTCTTTTGTACTTTTTAGGTTGCTTTTTTGCAACTCCTCCGCACGCTCTGGAGTAAACCTCCAGTATCGTCTGGAGTCTGTCCTAGCGGGCTCAAGCCCGGCAGTAAGTTTGAGTATTGAGGTAATACGTTGTGATTTTCGTGGGTCAAGGTTCTCAATCTTCGCGTCTGGAAATGTATTCATATACAAATCAGCAATAGTTGTTTCAAACTCTTCCCTGTTTCCAGCGCAGTATAGTGGGTCTTGTTGAAGGGTGTGCATTATTTCATCTGTCCAGTCATCCAAAACTTGTGCGTCTCTCTGCTTCTCAAGGGCTTCATCCACAGGTACCTTAAGTATCTTTGTTTTGTTTACCCAGTACGAGTACGCCTCAGCAAACAACTGATCTCGGTTGTCTTCGAGCCATTTAAAGTTTACTACTTTCTTAAGGTGTACTGGCCAATATCGTCTGTTACCTGTAACGTCCTTTAAGGGCTCAAGATCATTCGCTGACATAGAGAACACATTACGTCTGAGGAACTTCTTCGTCACCTTGTCATACGGCGCACGGTACTCGTCCTCACGCTCGGTGATCGTTGACTTCACGTGCATCGCACTCGCCTTGTACAGCACCGTCGCCTCATCGAAGTCCATGAGCATGCACCCACGCATTTTGAGATAGAAGTCCTTACTTCCAATATCTCCAGCACACATCTTGTGCCAAGGGCCACCGATTATCTTAAACACAGACGACTTCCCGATGTTCTGTTTCCCAAGGAGAAGAAGCACATAGTCAAACTGACACCCCGGCTCCATTATTCTACTCACCATGCCCATTATCCAATTCGCACCTACCGCCCTATGGTACTCTGTGTCTTCCGCGTTGAGCGCATCAACAGTCCATCCCTCAAGTCTGGGTGTTCCATCCCAGACAAGAGAAGTGAGCCAATCAACTGCTTCATCGTACTTATGTTCTTGCGCAAACACACGAACTGCATCCTCAACGTGTTTTGCTGGAAGCCCTGGCAAATGACAATCCCTTTGCATTATCTCCAAAATAGCAAGTGTATCCGACTCCTCCATCTCTTTTCCTCGAAACTCTGGTACGTTTTTGAATGAGTTGTACCGAATCGAAGTTTTAAAAAGCGGGTGCGTCCGAAGCACAATCAGTGCGTTGCTCATATCGAGTATCACCCCGAGGTCCTTCCCATTTTTATCCTTCCGCTTGCGAAGGTGCGGGTACACATCAATCCCTCCCTCGTCATCAACTTGTAGCGGAGATGTTATGAGTGCCTTGCGGCGAGCTTTCTCTTTCTTGGTTATGGAGTCGAAGATCGTCTGCACCTCCTCCCTCGGGAGCGGTGGTGAGTACGTCTTGTTTATATCATCCGCCGTGAGGAGAACATCCGCCCACTCACTCTCTTTACGGTTATAAATCAGTGACCCAATAAGACGCGCAAGCGTGTCGTTCCTGCTCCCTTCCTTAAGAGAAACTGTATTTCTGATTATTAACTTCTCCTTCCTCTCCTTCACCGAGTTTTCGAACATCTCGATAGGGAATTTCGCGAGTGGCAAATCCCGGAACACCGTGTACTCTCCTTGTACTATCTCGTTAGAAACTGTGTCCTGAAACTCCGTAACACTCCCAGCTCCGAGTACGTACCCTCCATCATTTCGCAGGTCAACTTTATTCACTGGATCCGTCGTGACCGTTATTCCCTCGTGATATTTGTAATACAAATGGTACCCCCCACGGCCAGTGCGGACTGTGTATGTCTTTGGAAAGTCATCGATCGTCTTCCCCCCGTCTTTATACGAATCAACGTCCACCACCGTAATCCCCGACACTTTCCCCGTCGCGATCCCGATATTCGCCTCGGGGTGCTTCTCCCAGAGTTCCATCAGCTCCTCGTCCGAAGGCGCGCTAGTTTGAAATTTCTTCCACGAAAAAATCAGGGGTTTTTTATTCTTCCCTACTGGAAACACCGAATACCCGGAGACGTGAAGTTGGAAGGCTTTATCTTTCATAGTTTGCATACATTAAACGCCCCCTGTTATGCAAAGATTACCATTACTGGCAAACTCACAGGGGGCTTTCAATAAAAACAAACTGGTAAGGTATCTTTGCATCTCCTAAGATTAACCCTCCCGGCAAGGTCTGTAAAGTGGACAATATTGGGGATAGAGTGGATAAAAGACCGGATGACAGCATGACAGTGGACTGACAGTGCAATGACGGTGCACAGTGTCATGAAAATATGGCGTACTTTATAGTTTTTTTAGTAGATGACACTGTAACTTCCTTACTTCTTATT